CTGAGCGTGAATTTACTACTTATCAGGATGCTATTGACTATGTGGAGTTCTTCAACTCAATGGGAGCCCAGGGAGTCATTGCTGTCTACACTGGTGCCATTGATACAGTCTCTGGTGAAAATCTTTAAATAAAGGACTTGTAATGTCTCGCTATCAAAAACCTGCTCCCCTCAATCTTAACGCCGATGATGTGTGGGCAGCCGCTTGCATGGCACAACGCCTAAATCAGGGTTACATCAAGGTAAGTGAAGATGCTCCGGCAGGGCAAACAAATCGCAATTTAGTAACTCAATATCTTGCCGACACTAGTAAGATCACCGACGAGGATCGTGAAGAAGGTAAATTGGTTCGCAAATTCTATCAAGCATACACATTCAAAATCCTTAAAGGTATCAGGTTGTCTGATTTTGACAACACCGCAATGCTACTTGCTAATCGTGAAACTATTGATACTGGTTTTGATATCGCAGTAATTACTAGTTTGCCCTCAGGCTACGTGCGCGGCATGAAACGTCAAACAGTGGACCAGCGTATAGCATTCGCTACAGGTGGATTGATCGGTAGTGTAGGTGACAAAGTGTCTCCTTCTATTGAAGTACTCAAATCTGTATTCTCACAAACTTGGAATACACATTACATTACTGGTATTACCAGTGATGACCAAGTGTTGTTCTTTGCGTACAAACAACAACTAGAAGTGGGCAAGATGTATGACCTTTATGGTACTGTCAAAGCACACCGTGATAACACTACTCAACTTAACCGTGTAAAGGTAATCGTATGAAAGCAAAATTAGTATTGGGCATGTTGCTATTGACTTTAATCTCAGGATGTAGTACAATAGCGGGGACAGTAAAGGGAGTTGGTGAAGATGTTAAAATCGGAACTGACTCATTATCTAAAATTATCAAACCTAATCAATAATTATGAAAAACTTTTTTCTAGGAACACTATTCGGGATCGTTATCGCCACAGTAGGCTTTAGTGGAATCGCTAAACTACTTGATAACAGCGTGAATAAGACCAAAGCAATTGTAGAAGAACAGGCCAAATAATGGCTTGGCTAGCGGTTCTATTTTTGATTATAACAGGTCATATAGGTGCCGCTATGTTGTTAGCATTATTAATTTTAATCTTTAGTTAAGTATGTCTAAGCTATCATTGTTTCCAGAGGAAGAAACTAAACGCCAGGTCGGCGAATTAGTTATTCCTGTACACACAACAGAAGCATTGGATAATTATTTCTTTAGAGGTTATAATCCCGGCAAATTTGTTAGTAGCATACTTATTAACAATTTATATGGTGCCGTAAATAGTGCAGATATTGCCAATCGTCATGCTATCTGGGAAATAGTTAAATGGTTAACTACTGACCCAAAAGTCCCGCAACATGGTTTTGGCTGTGTTGAATTGTTTACAGATTGGTTACAAGATACAAACAATGTTAGAACTATTTGGGTTGACAAGATGGAAAAAGAATATATTTGGGAAACATTGAAAGGTTAATATGAGTGGCTGGAATCAAATTCAACAAGTTCGTAAGCTAGAAGAACGAGCAGATAAACTTGGATTAAAATTTACTGCTTACAAGCATGATGATATGTATGGTGAATCTGTAGCATTAGTGCCAAAAGATAAAGATGTATTGCCTATCTATGCTCGGGATGCAGTAATGTTTGCTGGCTCATTAGAAGGTGCAGCCTACTGGATGCAAGGTGTAATGTGGGCACGAGAATACGACCGCATGGCTGTTGATCGGAACCTTGACAAAAAGCGTGAACGCAAAGAACAAGATGAACGCAATAAGCAAATGGTTAAAATCTTGAAAGAAGAAAAACTAAGTTTGGTAAAAACATGATTAAAAATGTAATCATCACTGGATTGGTCTTTGTAGCAGTAATGTGTTGGTTAAAAGTTGACCCCGAATGTGTCAAGACAGCGGATCCAAATTCTGTTATCATTGAATATGAATGTTCCAATCTTGATGATTATGAAAATGTCCCAGAGGAAGTTGTAGAGGAATGTAAATCTAGGGCAGTAGAAGCCACCCACAAAAAATAAAATGTAAGCAAAAAAGCGAATAAATATAATATGTGTATATATAGGAGTATTGTATAATGTCATCTAGTTGGATAATTAAATTAAACGAGAGCGATAGTCGCCTTCATAAAGAAGATGTACTACGCCAAGCCCTAGCAGCAAGTGTCCTAGGGAGCATAAACGCAATTAATTTTTTAAAAGGTGTAAAGGCTTGTTATAATCCTTACATCACGTTTGGGGTTCGTCAAGTACCAGAATCTGACGGTCTTGAAAATCGTACTAATAATTGGGATGCCTTTCAAGATTTGCTAGTAAAACTTAGTACCCGCGAATTATCGGGTAATGCCGCTATTGAAGCTGTCAAGAAAATGGCATGGAATTTTGACAGTATTGAATGGAATAATTTTGTTGCGCCAGTCTTACGCAGAGACCTTCGTGCAGGCATAAGTGATAAGACAATCAATAAAATATGTAAGGGTACTGAATATGAGATACCAATATTCAGTTGCCAATTAGCAACAACAAGCGAAGATCGTCCCGAAATGCAGGGCATTAAACGCCTTGAACCCAAACTAGATGGTGTACGTGTATTGATGGTAGTAAAGCCCAATAATATTGGTAGCGCGGTTGTATCAAGTTTGAGTCGTAACGGGAAAGAATTTGATAACTTTACTTTAATTGAAGACCAAGTTGCTAACAATTTCAAAAGTATTGTTGAAACTAATAAACGAACATTAAAGCAAGGTTTTGTATTAGACGGAGAAATTATCAGTAGTTCTTTCCAAGAATTAATGAAACAAGCACGTAGAAAAAAAGATGTTAATTCTGATGATAGCGTTTTTAATATCTTTGATATCATTCCTATTAATGAATTTTATCACGGTACCTATGAAGAACCACTAAGTAAACGTCTTAAGATATTAGATAAGATGCGTCCAGTAGTTGATACTATGCCCAATGTTGAATTCTTAACAAGCATCAAAGTTAATTTGGATACTGCTGCTGGTAAAAATCAACTAGAACGTTATGCCAAAGACAATGTAGCGCAAGGGTTTGAAGGTATTATGATTAAAGACCTTGATGCATATTACGAATGTAAACGTAATACATCTTGGATGAAATGGAAACCTACACTTACTGTAGATTTGGAGGTCATTGATGTTCAAGAGGGTACTGGTAAAAATAAAGGACGACTTGGGGCTCTTGTTTGCGCCGGCCACGATCAAGGGGTCGATATTTCAGTCAATGTTGGCAGTGGGTTTACTGATGCTGCTAGAAATGATTATTGGGATAACTGCGATAGTATCATTGGTCGTACTGCTGAAGTCTTATGTGATTCAATAACAAAAAATAAAGACGGTACATATAGTTTACGATTTCCCCGATTTGTTCGCTTCCGTGATGATAAAAGTGCTATAATGATTGAGGAAGTTGAAGAAGTTGAAGAGGTCGCTGATATTGAGGAGACTTCAAGTGAATGATCTTCTACAAGAATTAATGGTTGAAGCCGGATTTGCTAGAAGATTTATTCACCCAGCAAATCCAGACGGTAAACACATTTCTGTTGATCCAGAAACAAAAAAGAAGGTACAACAATTTTCTGAATTAATCATCAACGAGTGTAAAAAACTAATAGATGAAAAGTCTAGTGAAAAATTAACAAAACATTTTGGATTAAAATAATGGCATTATTCGCAGTAGGTGATAAAGTAGAAAAAGTTAGTGGATACAAATGGCCCGGTATCGTTGTATCAGTATTTGATACACTTGACGGTCAACGTAGAGTGGTTGTAGAATGTACTACTCCAGAAGTAGCAGGTGCTTTGCACATCTATAACGAAGGTCAATTAAGAATTTCTTTGGAGTAAATCATGGTATCAATTGTTAAAAGTGAATGGCATCAAGTAGAAAAACGTTATGGCATTGAAATTGATGCCGATATGTTAACTGAGATTTATCCTGAATTGGATGAAGATGCTATTGAAGCAAAACTTGCCGCACTAGAATCCGGTGAAGAAGATGTTGAAGAAGTACTCAATGAAGCCTGGAACAATGATGTAGATATTGATTGGGATTATCTCAATGAAGATGATTGGTGGACTGACCGCAAGGGCGGATATGATGTTACCTACAAAGTAGAAGAATGGAAAGTACATGAGGACTATGTATCTCCTGTAACACACAAATGTACTAAGTGTAAGTGGACCGGCTCGCAATATGAAGCCCAATGGTCTTGGGAAGATAAAGACGGTAAAGAATTAGACGAGGCAATTAAGATTTGCCCAATGTGTGATAGTGCTACTGAATTAACAGAAGTAGGCGTTGAAGAAGCCGCAAAGGATGCTGCTAATAAAGCTAAGTGGGCTAAGATAGAGGATGAAGAAGATGACGATGAAAACGTTGGTACTCCGCCTAGTGATGAAGAAATGAAAGAACAATTGGCAGCATTAGGAAATGAACAAGTAGCTAAATGGCCCTTTGAGGATGAACTTAACGAAGAATCTGATGATAATCCTACTGCACAGTGGCCAACATCAAATAGTAATTTTGTAGAAACTGCTAAATGGCCCTTTGACAAAGAAGCAGTAACAGAAGAATCAGAAGTACTACCAAACTATCCAGCAGGACAATATACAATTCGTATCTGGGGTCGCACCCGTGAAATCGGTGTAGGTAAGATTAGTAAACAACAGTACGAACACTGGAGTCACGAGGATCATAATGATGACCTTTCTGATGCAATGAATGAGTCATATGATTATGACGAAAATAACACACCAAAGAAAGCACGATTTGATAGTGCTTACTACGAGTACCAAGATGTTCATTCATTCTGGGGCTTTGATGAAGAAGATACTCATATGACTATCACTGATGAAAATGGTGAAGAAATCTATGAGGGTACTTTAGATGGTTTTGTTAAGGAAGCACACGGAGATAATGATAGTTATTGGGAAGCAAGTGAAGAAGTAGAAGAACTATATCCTCACTACTTAGGTAAAGGTTACTTTGTAGTATGGACACAGGGTGGCAAGGGTAGTTGTATTCAAACTACGATTGATACCAATGGTGAAGAATTTGACCCTCGCAAATTAAAATATACAACATGGGATATTGAAGGTAGTACAGTTGTAAATCGTTTAAGCTATGATGGTGATGAACTTGATGACTATGGTATGGATAGCGAACATGATAACTGGCGTGGACAATGGTCACAGTTTGATGTTTATCACAACAAGAAATAAGGATTAATATGCCATACGTATATAAAGAAGTTGAATTAGATGTTGATTTGAGTGACTTTGAAACCGATGACCTAATTGAAGAATTAGAAAGTCGTGGGGAATTATCTTCACGCACTGGACCTGGACCATATGATAGTAACGAACTAGTAGAAAAGATTTGGATGCTTCGCCGAAACGGTAAAGATTATCAACGACAATTGGATAATTTAATTTATCAAGTTACTGGTCATATAGTATGACACATCCTTTAGTAGGTAGATCACATACCTTTGAGGATGGTAATCGTATGGAGATAATCCAAGTAAGAGAAGTAGATGAACTACGAGGTGGTGCTAGTGTTACTTATTTGGCTTATCAAGGTCCCGGCATTCCGCAAAAATTAATACTCAATTTAGAACAATTCATTGATATCTACGGTCAGCTATTTGAATGACTATTTAGGTAGTCTATTGTAGACTAAATACAAAATGCTTAAAAGAATATTCAGTTTTTCCAACCTCACTTTATTAGTAGCATTAATCCTTAGCACTATCGCCGCCTGGTATAGTATTATTGGTTTGACTACTATCTTTGCTGGAGCAGTAGTTCCGGTTATCATAATGGGTTCAGCACTTGAACTTGCTAAAATTACTGCAACAGTATGGTTGCGTAAGTATTGGCATCGTGCTGGATTACTACTCAAGCTATACTTAGTACCAGCTGTAATGTCTATCGCATTGATTACAAGTATGGGTATCTTTGGCTTTTTAAGTAAAGCACACATGGATCAAGGAGTTACATCAGGTGATGTACAAGCTAAGATAGCAATATATGATGAAAAAATTAAAACCGAAAAAGAGAATATTGAAGCAAACCGCAAGGCACTTAAACAAATGGATGAGGGAGTGGACCAAGTACTGGGCCGCTCAACAGATGAAAAAGGTGCCGAAAAAGCTGTGGCTATGCGAAAGTCCCAGCAGAAAGAGCGTGTTAGACTTCAAAATGAAATACTACAGTCGCAGAAGTCTATCGCGGGACTTAACGATGAACGTGCGCCTATTGCCGCCGAGGTACGCAAAGTGGAGGCAGAGGTTGGACCGATAAAATATATCGCAGCATTACTATATGGTGATAACCCTGACGCTAACATATTAGAACGTGCTGTACGTTGGGTTATTATCTTACTTGTTATTGTATTTGACCCATTGGCATTGATGTTAGTGTTAGCTGCTAATCAGAGTAAAGATTGGGATGAAGAAGAACCGATCGAAGATTTTAGGGAAGATGGATACAAAACATCACTGCCAGAATACGAACCCGATGATGGTCCTTTAACAGACGATCAAGTAGAACAGATTAAAGAGACTCTGGAAAAAGAGTTTGATATCAAGGATCATCCATACTTGTTTACCCCTGCTGGTAGTAGTACTCCACCTGGAATAAAATCTGTACCGATTCAAGTCTACAAGAATGAGCCAAGCGATGATACACTAGCGCCTTGCTATAAGTGTGGTACACCATTAATGAATGCTCCTGGCATTGGACCTTTCTGTCCAAACAAAGATTGTGATGTAGCAGATAATACAAATGGGGCAGAACCAATTGAGATAACATATATTCCACCTGCTCCAATCGTTGACATTGACCCAAACTTTGAAGGTATTAAAGTTGATGGAAAATGGGTACAGACTGGCCCAGACTTTGAAGAAAAAATCAAAACTGAGTTACCTGATAATATAGTATCCAATACCATTTCTTATAAAGAATTAGATGGTGGTTATGTAATGTTTGACGGTAAACATATGCACAAAGATGTGTTATTGGGTATGCGACCCGATATGCTAAAATTAGTTGCTGATTCGGGTAGAGAAAGTAAAACTAGTTTTGGAACAACATTTCCAATTATTGCTAGTAAAGGTGATACCTTTGTACGAGTCGATTCCTTACCGAATAAGGTTTATAAATTTGACGGTTCTAGATGGATTGTCATCAACAAAGAACAATCAACCAGCTACCTTTATGACCAAGAATATATCAAATATTTGGTTGAAAAGATAGATAAGGGTGAGTATGATATTGAGTTGTTGTCCGATATTGAAAAGCAACAAATTGAAGAATACTTAACCAAAAACACTTGATTACTAATCCAAAGTAGTATATAATACTACTATCATTAACTAACTGGAGTAATCCAATGAAACTTAAACTTGCAACTATTGCAATGGCTATCGTACTTGCTGGATGCGGCACAACTAAAACTGCTGAAGGTGAGGGTCCTGTAAAATCACAGAAACTTTCTACATCATTTGCCGGTGAGAAAATCAAAATTGAAACTAGTTGCACCTGGCGTATGTTTAGCAAAAACGAATGTGAACTTTCTGCAATTGAATCTACCGCAACTGCCACATCATTTGGTAATACTGCAAACAATCGTAAAACAGCATTAACAGTTGCCGAAATGCGAGCCAATGCACAAGTCGCAGAGTTTATAGCTAAAGATATCTCTACTACCCGTGTAACCTCTACTATTGCTAAGAACCTTGAAAAGGCAAATGATAAGGTTAAATCAGGTAACGTTGATGGTTCTACTGTATCAATGTCAGATAAAGAAGCCGCTAGTATTAGTTTGCGTGAAAACAACAATGAAACAGTACATACCCTTACGGAGACAATTCGTACTAATTCACAAGCAATCCTTAAAGGATTTATGAAAATCAACGAAGAGGTTACTGGTAATCAAGAAGTATCAGTTACTATTCGCTGGGATAAAGACAGCGAACAAGCTGCTGAAACCCTTCGTAAAAAATTTAAAAGTAATTAAACATGCTACGGCTACTATGTTTAGTAGCATGTTTTTTGTTTGTTAATACTGCTATTGCCGGCACTAAATTCATCCGTGTAACAGGTGAAGGCAATACGGTTGAACAAGCAAAAGAAAATGCTTTCCGTAGTGCAGTTCAACAACGAGTTGGCGCAATTGTACTAAGTGAACGTCAAGCTATCAATGAGAAATTAACTAAAGATAATATATCATTGTTTAGCGCAGGATATGTTGATGATTTCAAAATCATTGATATTGACCAAACTGGTTCTACTATTAGAATTACATTGGATGTACTAGTGGCAGATAGTAAATTACTTAATCAAGTATTGAATACCGGACAAACTAATCAAGGTGTTAATGGTGAACGTGCAGGTGCTGCATTATCTACCTATTTGGAACAAAAACAAAATGGTGATAAAATACTTGATGTAGTGTTAAGCACATATCCGCAAAATGCTTTTATCCTAGAACAAAGACCATATATACTTACTGTTGATAGTTATCGTAATGCAACATTTAATGTACCCTATTCATTAAAATGGAACTACGACTATATTGTGGCAATGAATGAAGCAATGTCTTTAGTTGAAGATAGAGTTGGATTAGTTGGATTCTTTAATCTAGCACCTAGCAATGTTATTATTATGGCCAAAGATCCCAAAGATTTTATATTAGGTAGTAAAAATACTTATAAATTTAATGACATTCCTATTCTCAAACAGATTAAGCAATCAATGCTAGGTGATAGAGAGGTACGACTATTATTAACAATATTTGATGCAACTGGAAAATGGTTGTTTCAAACATGTTATGTACCTGATTCAATAAACGGAAGAAAAAACAGTTTTTATAATATGGGTGAACCTAGAGTATTGACTATTTTTGGGAACGAGAAAGAAACCGGAATACTAAAAGCCACGGTAGATGCTAATCACAATTATGTTGTCCAACAAGCGGCAAGAATTGAAGTAGCAGTAGTGCCGTTTGCTAACTGCAAATGGTAAAAATAATAAGCAAACAATATAAAGATAAATTAATATATGACCTCTGAAACTAAACTAATATATTGTTCCTTTTGTAATACACACAAAGATAAAGTTAAAAAACTAATCGTTGGAGATAACGTTGCTATTTGTAGTGATTGTATCGAATTATGTACCCAATTGATTGAGGATGAAAATGCAGTAGTAGAACCTGAAATCAAAGAAGAAGAGGTTAAATATGACCCTTCAAGTATTAAGGAATTTTTAGACGTTCATGTGATTGGACAGGATAGTGCTAAAACAGTATTAAGTGTTGCAATTGCTAATCACTATAAGCGTATTACTTATCCCCCAAAAGATTTAGATATTGCCAAAGGCAATGTGTTACTAATAGGACCAACTGGTAGTGGTAAAACACTACTTGCTAAAACTGTAGCAAAATATCTTCAAGTGCCCTTTGTAGTGGCCGATGCTACTAGTTTGACAGAAGCCGGCTATGTCGGTGATGATGTTGAATCAATGATTAGCATGTTGGTTAATGCTGCCGGTGGTGATCCTAGACTAGCAGAGCGCGGTATTGTGTTTGTTGATGAAATTGACAAGATTGCCCGTAGGGGTGAAAGTGCAAACATTACCCGTGACGTATCCGGTGAAGGTGTACAACAAGCATTGCTTAAGTTAGTTGAGGGAACTGTTTGTCGTATTCCTGCTAGCGGTGGTAGAAAACATCCCGGCGGTGAAATGATGGAAATTGATACAAAAAATATCCTATTCATATCAGGTGGAGCCTTTGTTGGGTTAAAAGATATAATTAACAATCGTATGAATGGTACTAGTATTGGATTTGGGGCAGAAATCAAAGATCATAACAAAGAAGGTGATTTAGGACAGGTTTCCCCGGATGATTTAACTAAGTACGGAATGATTCCAGAATTTATTGGACGATTTACCACTACAGTTAGTATTGGAGAATTATCTAAAGAAGAATTATTGCGTGTTCTTACAGAAGTTAAAAACAATTATATTGACCAATACAAGTATTTGTTAAGCATTGACGATATTAAGTTAGATTTTGATGCCGGGGCATTGGATCAAATGGTTGATAATTGTTTAAAATTAAAGACCGGAGCACGTGGCCTACATACTGAAATTGAACGTGCCCTAATGCCCCATATGTTTAACACCAAAAAATACAGGGAAAATAACATAACTGAGATAAATATAACAAGGGAGCAAGTTTTAGAACCAAAATCACTACTATGAGTATAAAAGGAAGACGAGTTATTGTCACCGACGGGAACGTTGAAAAAGCACTACGTAAATTCAAAAAGAAGATTACTGATCAAAACCTATTGCAGGAATTGCGTGAACGTGAACAATATGTCAAACCCAGTATACAGCGTAAGGTGGATAAAGGTTTAGCCAAACGTAGATGGCAAAAATACTTGCGTGACCAGAGTCTTCCCAAAAATCTATTTTAACCTAAATAGTAGAATTTTTTGCGTATTTTGTGTATCATAAATACGTATCGTAGATGCTGATGGTCAGGTCTACATTATTAGTCACTTGCTTTATAAGGAGAAAACTATGACTAGAAATACATTAACCCTTCGTTCCCTTGACATTCCGTCAATTCACAAATTTGGAATCGGTTTTGATTCGATGTTTGACGAGTTGAACAGATTGCACTCACTTCAATCCAACACAAACTATCCCCCATATAATGTTGTCCAAATTACTGAGGATGAATATATGATTAGTTTAGCCGTGGCTGGTTTTGGTCTTGATAATCTTTCAGTAACAAAAGACAAAAACTTTTTGATTATTGAAGGCAAGAACACAATCAAGGACGAGGATCTAACTGAGACTAACTATCTACATCGTGGTATTAGCGCAAGAGATTTCCGTCGTGAATTCAAACTTGCAGACCATGTTGAGATTGAAAATGCTCATTTAGAATTGGGTATTCTTAATGTTCACCTAAAACGTGAAATACCTGAAGAACAAAAGCCCAAGTCTATTGCTATTACTTACAATAAATAATATAATAGCAAGTGTGTAGTCACAGTGGCTACACACTTTTTATAACTAACAATATAAACTACTATGTCTAAAACAGAAACAAAAATCAAAATCAAACCCAATCTAGCATTGGCTGAGCCTCCATTATACAAAATCATTTATATCAATGATAATGTAACCAGCATGGAATTTGTCGTAGGTAGTTTAATTGATTACTTTAATTATACTCAGGATACTGCAAGTTCAATCACTCAAAATATCCACGAAGAGGGTATGGCTGTAGTTGCCGTTTTGCCCTATGAAATTGCAGAACAAAAAGGTATTGAGGTTACGTTAGAAGCACGTAGTCAAGGGTATCCATTACAAGTAAAAGTTGAAGCCGAAGCCTAAATTGTAATTTCTATTCTTTTAGGCCAATAAGGGTTTCTTTTAAAATTCCCGTTATTGATGTAGTTGATTCCATTAATATTGGTTTCAACTACTTTTCCATATGTACCATATAACCAATCAGAAACTTTACTTTCAGTATCAGCAAGTAATGCTATACTTAAATTAAGTTGAGTGTCTATCGTACTAGGATGTTCGCCAAAATATAAATCTATACTGGGAACTGAATTTGATACTATTAAGATTTTTTTAACATCTAAATGTTTTTGCAATCGGTCAATTGTATTTTTAAGATATAGTATATCTTCATTACGATGTACCTCTAATATACTAGCAGTTGCGTCATCATATATTGTATTGCCATACCATCCGTTTGCACCAACTACTGCAATACCATCTATTATAACTACATGGTGATGCATTAATGCTAAATTGCGAACATTGCGGCAGTATTTATGAATTTCGTCCGTTCTTTTTGCAACATCACCTGTGTTATGATATTCTAACGAACCCAGAGTATAGAATATACCCTGATAGAATTTAGACAAATGCGATAAGGTTTGCTTAATAGTACGTAAATCTTCACTAATGTTTCCTGCTATTATACAGTATAAACTAGTTGCTTTACCTTCCCAATTGAAAGTATCTTCGGGAGATAAATTCAAGTCACTAATTAGGTCAAACCCTATCGTAGTCATTTATTTTGCAATGCTAATCTTTGGCTTTTTTGTTGCCGGTGCTTTAGCTTTTGCTGCTTTTGGCTTAGCTGGTGCTTTAGCTGCTGCCGGCTTTGCTACTTTTGGCTTAGCTGGTGCTTTAGGCTTAGCTACTGCTTTTGGCTTAGGTGTAGTTTCAACAATTGGTTCTACTATAGGCTCGGGCCCTAAGTGAACTAATGGGCTTGGTGTAGTTGCTGCTGGCTCAGGTACCTTATAAGGTGCACCGCCAGGTGCAACAACATTCTCGCTATGTGGTCCTATACCAAACAGATTTTTTAGAAATTTTAACATAATTTTCTCCTTCATTGTATTTACTATCGGGCAATAATTCTGTAATTTTTTATTGAATAAATACAAAATAATAGGAGAGTAATGTGGCTATCCGTAAATCTAAGTTTGATTGGTCTTCAATAAATCGTTACGAACTAGCCGAATATGTGTGGTCGGCATATCCCAAAGTAGTCAATAAAGAAATGTCTTTGGAAAAGTTTCATAGAATAGTAGGTACTCATATAAAGAATTATATCCCTATTAAATTAAAAAAATGGGGAGATAATAAAGTTGAAAATAATTGTGTTTGGGTAGGCGGAACATATTATAGCGACTTAGATAAACAAAAAGAAAAATCTATTGAATTGGTTCTAGTTTATAAAAGTAGAGCAGATACGATTAAGATTACTTCAAAAAATTTTCATAGGTCATGTCATACTATAACCAATACGATAATGCATGAACTAATTCATATGCGACAGTATCGCCGCAGAAAATTTAAAGATTTGCCTGCATATAAAAGTACTGCTGAAAAAACAGAACAACGAGAAGAACAAACTTATTTAGGATGTAGTGATGAAATTGACGCATACAGTTTTAATATTGCGTGTGAGTTATTGTACAAATTTCAAAACGATACTAGCAAAGTAATTGACTATCTTAATAAAGACCAAAAAGGTCTACGTGGAAATCATAACAGTTGGAGAATGTATCTTAAAGCATTTAATCACGACCATGAGCATCCCATTATTAAACGGGTAAAGCAAAAAGTTGTGAGATATTTACCAAATGCACTATATGGTAAACCTTATCGTAACAAAGATTGGATTAGTTAACGGTTGGGATTCTGAACTAGATTACCATTGCGGTCGACTAGGATGACATCCTTGTTACCCTTTGTACCGATACCACGTGTTAGCGTTGAACCCAATGTTCTTAACCCTGGAAGAGGATTACTTCTTGTTTTATCGTTTCTAATTAGCCACACCATTAAGTGACCTTCAGGTATATCTGCTTTGGATTTGATAATGTATTGACATTCAATAGTAACATTATTATCTTGGGTAACAAAGTGTTCATCTTGGAAGGTTTGAATTACTACACCGCCCTTGTTTAATAAATCACTACCAAATATAGCGTCCATTGTTTCTTCTGGAGTAGGTTCAACAACAATTTCTTTGTTTAACTTATAGTAAATACCGTTAGGATCATTTATTTTTTGTAACTTAATAGCACCTTGCTGTTGTAAGTTACTTAAAACTTCTTTAGCACGAGGACCAAATAAAGTATCGGCACTTTCCCATGTATCCGCATTTACTTTCTTCAAACTAATAGGTAGAGAACCCGTAGAACTTGATAATACTAGGTCTGCTTTTTTACGACCGGCAACGTTTAAACTAGCATCCGATACATCAGTACAATTTTTGATACCAAGTTTTTTTCCACGCTTATCTACAAATGTTACATTAATTTTTTCGTATGTTTGAATAAGACCATACAGCATTTCTACTAAATTAGTTTCGTTTAACTTACCGCTGCTGCCGCCTCCCTTGCCCTTTTTATCTTTGACTAATACATAACTAGAACTATTGGGAATTTCTATTCCACCTAATCCACCGTATTTTCTAGCATTGGAATAAACTGCTCCGGGGAATTGTTTTTGTAATAATGCTAACGCATCTTTCATAACACTAGCCCGATAGCTGCCCACGTTTTCACCGTCTGGTATCTCGGTTAAAATGGTAATTTTATTGCCCTGATCTTGAACCTCAAACCCTGCATTTTTTAAGGTAGCCATAATGGTAGCTTTATCCACAACCTGTGATAATTGTGGGTTTACTGGAGCCTTTTCGACCAAAAGATTTGCAAATTCGTAATGTCTCATATATAATAGTGGTTGATAATATATTTATCTCATTTTAACAAAAGGAAACTTATGAGTCTAGTCCCAATGGTTTTAGAACAAACAAGCAAAGGTGAGCGTAGTTACGATATCTACAGCCGCATGTTGCGTGACCGTGTTATTTTACTCGAAGGTGAAGTGCATGATCAAATGGCAAATCTAGTTGTTGCCCAATTACTTTACTTGGAAAGTGAAGGAGAAAAGGATATCAGTGTCTATATCAATAGCCCGGGAGGTTCAGTAACCGCTGGTATGGCTATCTATGATTGTATGCAATTCATTAAACCCGAAGTTATGACTATCGTTATGGGTCAGGCTTGCTCAATGGGTAGTTTACTTGCACAAGCAGGTGCTAAGGGTAAGCGTTATATGTTGCCCAATGCTCGGCATATGATTCATCAGCCTTCAGGCGGCGCACGTGGTCAAGCAACTGATATGGAAATTCAAGTTAAAGAAATTCTAGCAATGAAAAAGAGCCTCACGCAAATCTATGTTGACCACAATAGTGTTGGCAAGACATACGAGGAACTAGCTAAGGATATGGAACGTGACTTCTTTATGAGTGCAACCGAAGCGGTGCAGTATGGATTAGCGGATTCTGTATTGAAAAAGCGCCCGTAAAACGGTTGACATTAAATGGATTTGGGTCTATAATACAGACTTAGACAGTTAATTAAAGGACTACGTATGCGTACCCCAACTATAATTTATGGCTTCAAAAATTCACAAAAATTTCGTGTGATTTTTAAGGGCGATGGCTCTGAAAACGACATTGGAATGTATATGACGGTCAAGCAAATGACCGAGCAATTCGCTACAGTTAACGCCCGTGCTACTTGCTGGGAAGCACTTTTGCAGTTGTCAAATATGCGTCAGGAAGCACAAAAATATAACGAACTTGTCCCCACCGGACTCGGTACTACTATTCGTGGCAAACAGATTCAACTGGACCTAGTATAATGTTTAATTTACTTGCAATGGTAATAGTTGCACAGGCTCCGTTGACATTCTTCCTAGGAAACTATAATGATTTACCTAGTTGTCAGAATGCTATCCACGAAATCTACGCAACCAGACTAAATGTACCCGGACAACGTAACCCGGAATTGGAGAAAAGTATCCAAATTCAGATGGATTTGAAGAAGGAATTCGTCTGTATTCCGGTGAAAAAAGGTTGACATTAAATGGATTTGGGTATATAATACAATCTTAGACAGTTAATTAAAGGACATCAAAATGACAGATACAGAATTCGACACTAAATTCAACTACTACGAGACCGTTCGTGAGGAGTTGGGATTGAGTGCTATTTGGTCAATCTTTGAGATTGAAAACCTCAGCGAACCCCATCCGTTCAAGGATGCAAAAATTGTTTCTTACAAGGTCTATCATGGTAAGGAATATCAGATTGAAATCAATGGTTCTACCTGGGCCGCATTGTATGTTGCGGCTAATGCTGTCATTCGTGATAGCCGTGATTATCATGTTTTCATTGAAGCCTTCACCCCAAATACTAAAAACCCTGAAATCCTAGAATTGCACACTGGTTCTTAATAGTTGACAATAAATGGTTTTGGGTATATAATAGAGTCTTAATCAGTTAATTACAGGAGTTTACAAATGGCAACATACATGGACGCAGTTGAAGGTAAACACACTAGCCAGCCCAACTACGATACACGCCACGGTAGTCCCTACGACCGAGGCAGTGCCGACGCATGGTACCGTCGCCCTTTCAATCCTCACTACTTCGTTGGTGATTCGTATTCTACTCCCCAGATAGAGATGGCACAGATGACAGCCAGTGAGATCACTGCCTACACTGTGGGCTATCGGGATGGTGAGGAAGCAGGCGACCACAAAGAGTGGTAAGAGGTTGACATTAAATGGATTTGGGTCTATAATACAGACTTAGACAGTCAACAAACAGAGTAGATTATGAAAGCAAAAATTCTCATTACTTCCCTTGAGAACATGCGATTGTTTCAAGGTAAGTTGCCTACTAAGCGTTGGGGTTTTTGTGAAATTATCCGTAAAGTGACTATTGAATCCTGCCCTCACGGTATCTATGATAACGGCAACTATGGCTACATCATGGTCAATGACAAAAAAGTCCGTGTAGTCAACGGTTCCAGTAACGAAATGTTGTTTGAAATCTGTGCGTAAACGGTTGACAATAAATGGTTTTGGGTATATAATAGAGTCTTAATCAGTTAATTACAGGAGTTAGAAAATGGGTACACGTTCACGAATTGGTGTCATGCATGGTGACAAACTGAAAAGCGTTTACTGTCATTGGGATGGTTATCTGTCAAACAACGGCAAGATTCTACAAGCACACTATGATAGTGCTAAGGCAAATCATCTGGTATCATTGGGTGATATTTCAAGTCTGCGGCCCGAAATTGGTGTTGTTCATCCTTTTAGCACGTGGGATACTGATATGTCCCCGGCTGAATATGAG